CTGGCCAAGCCCACAAGCAAGCCCACAAGCAAGCTCACAAGCAAGCTCACTACAGCCTGGGAGCCCGTGTGCGACGACTTGGTGGGCGACATTCTGGCGCGTGTCATTGCGCTGGCGCCTGCTTTCAATGCCGCCCTGGCCGCGCAGGTTGAAAAAGAAACTCGCGACAAGTGGGGTGGTGATCGGGTTTATGTGCAGCGCCGGGGCGGCACCCTGAGCGCTCGCAACGCCGCCATCCGGCGGGATTTTCAGGCGGGCGAGCGCGTGCCCCTGTTGATGCGCAGGTACAGCCTCAGCGCGCCGCGTTTGTGGCACATCATTAAAAACGACCCGGCAGCATAAAAAACCGTCTTGTCTTTTGCCTTGAAAACAAGACACCACAGGCATGACCATCTACACGCATGGCACCCCCAATCCACACCACAGAACCCGCCAGCCTGATCGCTGGTGACACCGCCAAGTGGCTCAAGACGCTGGCCGACTACCCTGCCAGCGAAGGCTGGGCGCTCACCTACACGCTGGTCAACGCGGCCCAGCGCATCACCTTCAGCGCAGGTGCGCAGGGTGATGACCATTTGGTCAACGTCAGCGCGGCCACCACGGCCAGCTGGACCGCTGGGGACTACAGCTTGCGCGCCAGCGTCAGCAAGTCGGGTGAGGTCTACACCACCGGCACTGGCCGCATCACCATTGCGCCAGCTTTTGGCACTGCACAAGACGCCCGCAGCCAGGCTAGGCGCATGCTCGAAGCTGTTAACGCCACCCTTGAAGGCCGCGCCACCAGCGCCACGGCTGAGTACGAGATTGCCGGTCGCAAAATCAAATACATTCCCATGCCCGAGCTGCTGACGCTGCGCGACCGACTCAGGCGCGACGTAGCGGCCGAAGACGCCGCCAGCGATGCGGCAGCAGGCATGCCCGGAAAAGGCCGCATTTACGTCAGGTTTGGCCCATGAAACCATTTACAAAAGCCGCCCAATTGTGGCGGGCAGTGACCGGCCGCGCCCCCGCTGCCGGCCTGCAACTGCGCCGCTTTGACGGCGCCCGTATTGACCGGCTCAGCGCCGACTGGTTTGCCACCGAAAGCAGCATCAATGAAGAGCTGCGCGCCGACCTCAACAACCTGCGCAAACGCGGCCGCCAGCTGGCCAGCAACAACGACTACGCCAAAAAGTTTCGGGGCATGGTCGAAAACAATTTAATTGGCCCGGCCGGCATCCGTCTGCAGGCCAAGGTTGAAGACGCCCCCGGCAAAGAAGACGCCCTGGCCAATGACGCGATTGAAAAAGCCTGGGACGAATGGTCCAGCGTGTGCGACGTTACCGGCCAGTTGCAGTTGCGCGACCTGTGCGAAAGCATCACCGGCAGCCTGCCCGCAGATGGTGAGTTTTTGGTTCGCATGGTGCGCGGTACCGACGCGCGCAACCGCTTTAACTTTGCCCTGCAAATTATCGACGTTGACCGCATTGACACCGCCTACAACGGCAGCTACGGCGGCAACACCGTCATCATGGGCGTCGAGGTCGACACCTACCGTCGCCCCCTGGCACTGCACCTGTTTGAGTCGCACCCCAACGACGGCAGTCGCACCGGCCGCCGCCGAATACGTGTAGCTGCCACCGAGCTGCTGCATAAATTTAAAATTGAGCGCGCCGAGCAAATGCGCGGCGTGCCGTGGATGGCCCCCGGCATGCTTAGCCTGCACCACCTGGGCAACTTTATGCTGTCGGCTTTATTGGCCGCCGAGCATGGCGCCAACCACTACGGCTTTTTTAAGCAAAGCGAGGACGCCAGCGGGCAACCGCCGATCGGCGGCATTGAAGGCAGCGGCGCAGACGCGATCAACATCAGCCCGAGCCAACCCGGCACGTACGACACCCTGCCGGTTGGCTACAGCTACCAGGCGCACGACAGCAAATACCCCAACGAAGTGTTCAGCCCGTTTGCAAAAACCATGCTGCAACGCATCGCCACCGGCTGGCGTGTGGCGTATCACAGCCTGGCCAATGACCTAGAGGGCGTGAGCTTTTCCAGCATCCGCAGCGGCACGCTGGAAGAGCGCGACAGGTGGATGGCTGACCAGCAGTGGTTTATTGGCGCGTTTATGGAGCCAGTTTTTCAGGCATGGCTGCAAATGGCGCTGCTGTCCGGCGCCATCACCATGCCCAACGGCTCGGCCCTGCCAGCCGCCAAGGCCGCCAAGTTTGCCAAGCACGAATGGCAGCCACGCCGCTGGGAATGGGTGGACCCAAAGAGCGACATGGAAGCAAAAATACTCAGCGTCAAAGCCGGCCTGATGGCCCCGCAAGATTTGAGCGCCGCCATGGGCTACGACTTCGAAGACACGCTGAAAGCCATCAAGTCCGCGCAAGAGATGGCCAAACTGTACGGCGTGCAGCTCACAGCTTACGACGCCATGCCCGGCGCAAACAGTGCAGGCGCCGCGCCCGCACCGCCCCCACCGGAACCCGCCGCCAAAGATCTGGCCTTGCAGCAAAGCCAGCAACAAGCTCGCAGCCTGGACGCCATGATGGCCGCCATCACCGCGCAAGCCACGCGCGAGGCACCGGCGCCCGTCATCAACCTGCCCGCGCAAAACATCAGCCTGGACAGCCGGCAAATTTTTGACAGCCTCGGCGCGGCCGTTGAAAAGATTGCCAGCGCCCATGCCGACAAAATCCGCGCCATTGAGGAAAACATGCAAGTCACCATCAACGTCCCCGAGCAGCTCGCCCCGATTGTCAGCGTCAGTGTCGAAGCACCCACCGTCAATTTTGAGGCGGCCATGCCAGCGCCGCTGGTCACTGTCGTCAGCAGCCACCCGACCCGCGCCGTGCAAAAAGTCGAGCGCGACTCCAACGATGAAATTGTACAAACCGTCACAACTTACGAGGTATAAACCATGGCTATTCAATATTCAGTCGCCGCGCGTACATCGCAAATGTCGCAACTCAATACCACGATTGGTATTAACGCGGTCATTCGCATCTATTCCGGCGCTGTCCCGGCCAACGTTGCAGCAGCTGACCCTGCTGGTTTGCTGGTGACATTCGCTGGCAACGCATCACAGTTTGGTGTTGCTGCATCGGCGGTACTCACAGCCTCGGCTGTAGCCAGTGCCAACGCATCGGCAGGCGGCACAGCGCTGAGTTTCCGCATCTTTCAATCGGGCGGTACGGTGTGCGTTCTGCAAGGCACGGTAGGCACTACGGGCACTGACATGATTGTCACGAACGCCTCGATTGCTGCATCGCAGACTTGCAACTTCACATCGTTGACCGTCACCGCATTTGGTGTGTAAACCATGGGTATCAAGCACAATTACACCGCCACCGGCACGAACGACGGCACCAAGCAGGTGTCGGTCACGCGCTGGAACAATGAACACATCATTGATTCAGAGATTGTGCTTCCTGCTTTCGCACCGCCCGTCCCCGCAGCGGGTAACTTGGGCGTATTCGCTCAGGACATTGGCGGCAGGATGATGTTGTCTCAAATCGGCCCAAGCGGCCTGGACACGGCGTTGCAACCGCACTTGGGCGGCAACAAAGTTGCGGTGTGGATGCCCCCCGGAAACGCCACCACCGTACCCGGCGTGTTCGGCATGGGCGAGATGACGGCAACAGGCACGGCTACAGCAAGGACTGTCGCAACGACCAGTCTGCTGACGCGCATGACGCGCTTGGGTTATGTATCTATTGCGCTGCCAGCGGCCTTGTCAGGCATTCGTGAAGGACAGAATAAATTTACCACCGGCGCAGGCGGCGGCTTGGGCGGGTTTCATTACCGCGCCCGTTTTGGCGTGTCTGACCCGGCTACCGTGTCAGGTGCGCGAATGTTTGTAGGGCTGTCCTCAACCACTGCCGCACCAACCAACGTAGAGCCGAACACGTTGGTCAACAGCGTCGGCGTGGCGCAATTATCGACCAGCACCAACCTGCATTTTTATTGCGCTGGCGCTTCCACGACCACGGCGATTGACTTGGGCGTCAATTTCCCGGCGGCTACCCTGTCGGCTGACGCTTACGAGCTGGCTATGTTCAGCTCCGCATCTTCAGGCAATATCAGTTATCGCGTGCTGCGGCTGAATACGGGTGCCGTCGCCACGGGCACGATCAGCACGGGCCTGCCAACCAGCACCACATTGATGGGCCACCAGATATGGCGCACCAACAACGCAACGGCGCTGGCTGTTGGCATTGACGTGGCCGGCATCTACATGGAAACGGATTACTGATGTACCAGGTCAACAGCACGAATGGAGACATCCATTTTCCCGATGGGTTTGTGCTGGCCTGCCCGTATGAGGATAACGACAATCGTTATCAAGAGTACGCGTCATGGATGCACGCGGGCAACGAGCCTGAATTGATCGCAGGGTAGCCCGTGGCAGCGCCACTATTTGACCCGCTAGTCTTTGACAATGTAGTCTTTGACGACACCACCGCAGCGGACACGTTTGATGGTGGAGTCTTTGACCTAGTTGTTTTTGATACTGGCGGCGTTGCATCGACTGACTTTTCCAGCGCCACCACCAATGGTGCTGATATTTTGTCGGCGGCGGTAAACACCGGCGGGCAACCGCACCCCCCCGCCACAGGCGGCAGCTCCAGGCCATTTACCTGGGTGCAGCACACGCCCATGCACCGCCCCCGCAGCCGCAAGCGCCGCCAGCAAGACATTCTTTTTTTAGGCCGGTAAAGCGCAAAAAAAACACGCGCAAAAAAGTTGCGCCGTGTCTTGTCTTTTGCCTTGAAAACAAGACACTACCGCCGCGACAGTAGCGGCATGCCCCAACCGCACATCCCCCCAAATCTGGCCCGCCACATTGCCGGTGGCCGTGTTGAGCGCGCCTTTGCTGTCGAGCGCAATGCAATTGACGAGGCCGCCCGCACCGCCACCCTGGCCTTTGCCAGCGAGCTGGCTTACGAGCGCTACTGGGGCATTGAAATTTTAGATTGCACCGCCAGCGCCATGCGCAGCAAGCGCTTGCGTGGCGGTGCCAACCTGTTATGCGACCACAACACGCAAGACGTGGTGGGCGTTGTCGAATCTGTAGAAATCGGTGCGGACCGTGTGGCCCGTGCCGTGGTGCGTTTTGGGAAAAGCGCCCGAGCAGAGGAAGTGTGGCAAGACGTGCTGGGCGGCATACGCCGCAGCGTGTCCGTTGGCTACATGGTCCATAAAGCGGTGCTGGTCGAAACAGCGGATGGTGTGGAAACCTACCGCGTCACCGACTGGGAACCGTTTGAAGTATCTCTTGTCAGCGTCCCCGCTGATGCATCCGTCGGTGTAGGCCGCAGCCTGGCAGCTGACGCCGCCCCTTTGCTCCCTACCCCCCCAACTTTTCAGGAAAAAACCATGACCACAGAAGCCACCGTTACCGTTATCGAAACCCCAGTTCAGCGCAACCACGCCGCCGAGATCAGCAAAATCGCCGCCACCATGCCCGGCGGTGCCGAGATGGCCATGAAGTCCATCCAGGCCGGCCACACGGTCGAGCAATTCCAGGTCGAGGCCATTCGTGCGCTGTCCACCAAGCCCGTGCCCACCAGCGACATCGGCATGAGCACGGCCGAAACCCGCCGCTTTAGCGTGGTGCGCGCCATCCACGCCCTGGCCAACCCCAGCGACGCCGCTGCCCAGCGCGCCGCCGCCTTTGAGTTTGAGGCCTCTGGTGCGGTCGCTACAAAAATGGGCAAGGCCGCACGCGGCTTCTTCATGCCGTCGGACGTGCAAAAACGCGACTTGTTGGTCGGCACGCCCACCGCTGGCGGCAACCTGGTGGCCACTGATCTGCTCAGCGGCAGCTTTATCGACCTGTTCCGCAACGCGATGGTGATTGACCGCATGGGCGCCCGCATGCTGACCGGCCTGGTGGGGCAGATCGCCATCCCCAAGCAGACCGGCGCGGCCACCGCCTACTGGGTGGCCGAAAACGGCGCACCCACCGAGTCCCAACAGACGGTTGGTCAAGTCACCATGTCACCCAAGACGGTTGGCGCGTTTACCGACATCAGCCGCCGCCTGACGCTGCAGTCCAGTATCGACGTTGAGGCCATGGTCAACCAAGACTTGGCCACTGTGCTCGGCCTGGCCGTGCAGCAAGCCGCCATCAGCGGCAGCGGCGCCAGCAACCAGCCGTCTGGCCTGCTCACGCTGATCACACCGTCCGTCATCGGCGGCACCAACGGCCTGGCACCGACTTGGCCCAACATGATCGACCTGGAAACCAACGTTGCCGTGGGCAATGCCGACATTGGCACGCTGGGCTATTTGACCAACGTCAAAATGCGCGGCAAGCTCAAAACTACGCAAAAGTTTGCCTCCACCAACGGCGCGCCGGTGTGGGACCTGGGCAGCACGCCGATCAACGGCTACAACGTTGGCGTCACCAACGCCGTGCCCAGCAACCTGACCAAGGGCACCAGCAGCGGCGTTTGCTCGGCCATCCTGTTTGGCAACTTTGCAGACCTGATGATCGGCATGTGGGGCAGCCTGGACATCATGGTCGACCCGTACACCGGCAGCACCGCCGGCACGGTGCGCGTAGTGGCCCTGCAAGACGTCGACGTGGCCGTGCGCAACATCGAGTCGTTCGCGACCATGGTCGACGCATTGACGGCTTAACAGCCCAACAGCCAGCACCAGCACCAGCCTAGCCAGAGCAAACCATGCCCTTCACCGAAGACCTCACCCCGTTCTTCACTGACTTTGCCGTCAGTGCGGTGCTGGGCGGTGTTGTGGTGGCGGGTATTTTTGACAGGGCCTATCAAAGCGGCAGCGTTGGCGTTGCCGGCTTTGCGTCTACGCAGCCGGTGTTGACGTTGCCCACGGCCAGTTTGGCTGGTGACCCGGTCGGCTTGGCGCTGGTGGTTAATGCCAGCACTTACAGCGTGGTCGCCCACGAGCCCGATGGCACGGGCATCAGCCTACTCATGCTGGAGGCGGCATGAGCAGCACCGCGTTCCAGCAGCTTGCCAGCGCCATGGTTGCCGCCTTGCTGGCAGCTCCGGCGTTGGCCGATGGGCGGGTTAGCAAAAATCGTCTGCGGCCTTTCACGGCTCTGCAAAACACCGGTGTTGTGGTCCGATTCAGAGGCACCGCAGCGCAAGAAGTTGCGCTCGGTACGCTAGATTGGCTGAGCGATTACGCGGTCGAATGCTACGCCAGGGCTGTAGCACCGGCTGACCCGACGGATGCGGCTGACAGCCTGCTGGCCGATGTATGGCCTCGTTTGGCTGCCCTAGACGCTGCGGCCTTGGGCGTTATGGCTATCGCTGTCAACCCACAAATCGACTGGGAAGAATTCGAGGCTGAAACCCCCATGGCCTGCGCAGTTTTTAAAGTGCAGGTGACGCACCGCACCATGGTCGACAGCCTGGTCCCCGCCCTCTAACACCGAAAGAAAAGCCATGTCCACACCCATTGCCCCAGCCCGCGCGCCAGCGCCCGCCATTGTTTTTGCAGACCCGCAAGCCGGCGGCAGCTACCGGCGCGACCCGGTCACCGGCGCGCTGTCACCTACCAGCCCTGACGATGTTCAGCCCAAGCCAATTTTTAACCCACAAATTCAGGAGTAAACCATGCCCAATCGTCTTATTCGCAACACCGCCATACTGCTTAAAACAGAGTCCAGCTACGGCGTAGACGCCACGCCTACCGGCACTGCCAACGCCATGTTGGTGTCCAATTTGAGCATTACGCCGTTCAACGCGCAAAATGTGGACCGCGACAACATTCGGCCATTTTTGGGCACCTCAGAGCAGCTGGTGGGCACCAAATACGTCGAGTGCGCCTTTGACCTAGAACTCACTGGCTCTGGCACAGTGGCCACAGCGCCAGCTTGGGGTCCGGCCCTGATGGCCTGCGGTTTTGCCGAAACCCTGACCGCCACGGTGCGCGCCGACTACACCCCGGTCAGTACCGGTTTTGGCTCGGCCAGCATTTATTACTACACCGACGGCCTGCTGCACAAAGTCACCGGCTGCCGTGGCAACGTGGTCTTTAAGCTAGGCGTCGGCCAGCGTCCGGTGATGTCCTTTAGCTTCACCGGCCTGTACAACACGCCAACGGCAGTCAGTAACCCGTCGGTCACTTTGACGGGCTTTAAAACGCCGCAAATTGTCACCGACGCCAACACTGGCGACATCTTGCTGGGCGGCACGCACGCCGCGCTGACTGAGCCGCTCATCACCGCTGGCACATCATTTGTCAGCCAGGGCATTGAGATAAACATGGGCAACACAATCAACTTTAACGCCCTGTTGGGCGGCGAGACGGTGGACCTGACCCAGCGCAGCGTGACCGGCCAAATTATGTTTGACCTGGACGCCGCCGCCGAGGCCACCGCCTATGCAGCGGTTGAGGCCAACACGCTGACATCCATGGGCATGCTGCACGGCACCGTAGCCAACCAGCGCGTACTGGTTTTTTGCCCGTCGGTGCAGCGCCTGAACCCGACCAAGGGGGATGTGAATGGCAAGCTCATGCAAGGTTTTGACTTGCGCATGGTGCCGACCTCTGGCAATGACGAGATCCGCATCGTCACCAGCTTCTAAACCTCAACGCCACCGCCCCTCACAGAAAGCCCAAAACATATGTTTGTTGTCACATCAAAACCCACATTCACAGCTCCCGTAGTGGCCAATATCCCGGCTGACGGTGGCAAGTTCACCAAGGTCAAATTTAGCGTCGTTTTCAAAGCGTTGAGCAAAGAGGCGGTGGACGATCTGCTCAAAAACATCCGCAAGCGCAGCGAAGAATATGCCAGCGACAAAAGCTCAGAGCAGCTCAGGGACCGAGACGTGCTGGACGAAGTGCTGGCGGGTTTTGGCGATGATTTGCTAGAGGAAGACCGCACGCCAATGGCGTTTAACCAAGCCAACGTAGACCGGCTGTGCAACATCTACCCGCTAGAGGCGGCGTTGGTCAAAAGTTTTTTTGAAAATTACGTCAGCGGCCCAGCAAAAAACTGATTGCCATCGCCAGCCACGCCCTGCGCACCCCCAAGGATGTGTCGGCGGACGATGAAGATATTGATGAGGCGCTGCGCTGCTTTGGGCTGCAAAGAGATGACGACGTCGCAACCAGTCAAGCGCCTGAGGTGTGCGACGTATGGCCCGAACACATGCAGGCGCTCGAACTGTTTTTATCCTGCATAGGCCAGTTTGGGATCAGTCTAGGCGGTATGGGTGGAGCGCACTGGAGCGCACTGCAGGCGACAACCCTAGCGCAAGAAGCGCGCTGGCAGGGTTTGCAGGGCAGGCAGCAGGCGTCAGTCGTCAGGCAGTACCGGACGATCGAAAAAGAGGCGCTGCGTATTTTAAATGACCGGGAAGCGCAGGCGGCACGCAAGAGCAACTAGACACAAAGACGGACGGAGCCCATGGCCGCTGAAATCGCAATCAAAATCACCGCCGACGGTAAAGCCGTTGTGGTGGCCGCAAAGCAAGCCGAAAACGCGTTGCAAGGCATTGACTCGCAAGCAGGCAAAACCGGCACTGCGCTGCAGGGCACGTCTAAGTCTAGCGAGGGCCTAAATGCTGCCATGCGCAAGATGGACAAGTCGGCATCAGACTCTGGCTCTGGTCTCGGTCTATTAGGTAGAGGCGCAGGTATGGCCGCAACAGCTATTGCGGCAGCTGGTGCGGCTATGGCAGCTGGCTTTGTGGGCAAGCTGATTTCTGTGCAGCGTGAGTTTGATGCGCTCAATTCCAGCTTGATTACCGTCAGTGGCAGCTCTGCGGCGGCAGCTAGAGAAATGTCCTGGCTAAAAGACTTTGCAAAAGAAACACCGTTTGGCCTGGCACAGGCGACGCAGGGCTTTGTGAAAATGAAGGCGCTTGGGCTTGAGCCCACCAAGGCCTCACTCACCAGCTTTGGCAACACCGCAGCCGCCATGGGCAAAAACTTAAATCAGATGGTTGAGGCTGTAGCCGACGCCGCCACGGGAGAGTTCGAGCGGCTCAAAGAATTTGGTATCAAGGCCAAGCAAGAGGGCGATAAGGTCTCGCTGACTTTCCAGGGCGTCACTCAAACCATTGGCAATAATGCGGCCGAGATCACCCAGTATTTAACCGCTATTGGTAACGCCGAGTTTGCCGGCGCCATGGCTGAGCGCACCAAAACCTTAGACGGTGCTATCAGCGGACTCTCAGACAGCTGGAGCGAGCTGTTTCGCACCATCAGTGCATCAGGCTTTTCCCAGGCCATGACCAATTCAATTAAAGGCGTAGACGGTTATCTGGTGGCTCTAACTGAGCACATGGTGGCCGCTAAAAAGTCGGGCGCAGGTATGGTGGGCGAGCTCAACTCTGGCTTGGGCTACATCATTGCTCGCGCGCCATTTGATGTTCTGGCAGGGTCTGCCAATGCTTTAAACGGGGTGCTTAATTTATTGACGGGCGGTGTATTGAAGCTCAACACGAGCGTTGATTTACTGCCTGACTCTTTTAAAACCAGCGAAGCGCAAGCTGTCGCCATGGCCTCAAAACTCAAAGAGGCAGAGGCGGATTTCATCCGGCTTAGTGCTAAATTTGCCCAGCAAAGCGACAACATTTATATCAAAAGCGAGCTGTACGCGCTGGGTCAATATATTGAAAAGTTAAAAGAAGCGCAGAGGCAACAAGCCGCTTTAGTTGTCTACACAGATCCGCGCGAATCCCAGCCATCCATGACGCGAGGCGCATCCTTCGCAAGATGGAATGACGAAGAGGCCAAGTCTTTAGCAGCACTGAGCGCCGAGCGCATGAAAGCCTCCGGCATCAATAAGGATTTCATTGCCAGCGTCAAAGTCCACCAGGATGCGTTGCGGCTGGGCACAGAAACCGAAGCGCAAGCTACGGCAGCCATTTCTGCTTTGATCAAAAAACGCAATGAAGGCTCAGAAGCGGGCAAGCAAGCAGCCAAGGCCGAAGACGCGGCTGCTGCTGCCGCCAAGGCTGCGATCAGTCAGTACGAAAGTTTAATGCTGCGCCTAGATGAGCGACTAGCGCTGTCTAAGCAAGAGCTCGATGCCGGCCGGCAACTGACAGAAGCCGAAAAAGAACAATCCAAAATCACGACTCAACTCGATAGCAATAAAAACAAACTCAATGCCACCCAACGCGCGTCGACTGAATCCTCACTTGCGCAAGTCATTGCAAACGAGCTTTTGATCCAGCAGCAGCGCACGAATATTGCCGCTGCGCAAGACTTGGCAGACCAGGAAGCCAAGCGAGTCGAAACGCTTGAAGGCGCACTCACGGGCATGGCAGATCAGAACAAATCCATGGCTGAAGAGACCGAGCTTATCGGGCTGAATGAGAGGGCTCAGCTTGCTGTCACGCAAGCGCGTCAGTCTTCAATCATCGCGATTAAAGAGGAGCGGCTCGCGCGCATGCAAAACGCCGAGTTCATGAGCCGTGAGCAGATCGCGCTGGAGGAAGAGATTCGGCTGCTGAAAGAGCGCATGAACCTGACCGGCATCAAGGGCGAGAAAAACTTTGCGGCTGAGCAGGCAAAAGAAGCCTCTGCCGAATGGACCAAGTTTTACGACTCGATTTACAACGGCCTGACCGACAGCCTGTATCGCGGTTTTGAGGCTGGTAAAGGATTTTTCAAGTCCTTCTGGGACAGTATTAAAAACCTGTTCAAGACGACGGTTTTAAAACTCGCCGTGCAGGGCGTGATGAGCATGACCGGGCTAAGTGGCCTGGCTGGTGCTGCTAACGCGACTACGGGGGGCGCATTTGGCGGTGGTGGCACGGGCAGCATGCTCAGCATGGCCAGCAGCCTGCAGACCACCTACAACGCCATTGCCGGCAGCTTTGCTGCGCTGGGTAACAGTGTGGCCTTTGCGGCGCAAGACATTGGCGCATGGCTGGTCACCAACACCACGGGCGCGCTGAACAGTGCGGGCAGCTCACTGATGGCAAACTCCGGCGCGCTTGGCACGGCCGCCTCTTATGTGGGCGCCGCCGCAGCTGGCATTGCCATTGGCTCCATGATTGCTGGCGACAAAGAGCTTCTGGGGTTGAGTGGCACAAGTTCTGCCGCCATTGGCGCGGCTATTGGCTCCATTTTTGGCCCCATTGGCACGCTTATCGGCGGTATTTTGGGGGGCGTGGCTAATGCGGCCTTTGGCATGGGGAAAAAAACAATCAGCGGCAGCGGCATCAGCGGTAGTTTTAGCAGCGCCGGCGCTAACGTGCAGGAGTATGCCGATTGGCAGCAAAAAGGGGGCTGGTTCAGGTCCGATAAAAGCGGACAAGACCGCAGCGCCATCGGCGCGCCCTTGCAAAATTTTTTAGACGTCGCCCTGCGCCTAACCACCAGCGCCACACAGGCCTACGCAAGCGCCATCGGTCTGAGTGCCGACGTGGTCAATGGCTACACGCAAAGCATCAATGTTAACTTGCGGGGGCTTGACGAAAAGGGCCAACAAGAAGCCATCGGCAAATCCCTGTCCAGCTTTGCCGATGGCATGGCAAGCCTTTACACCGGCATTACGGCACTGTCAAAATCTGGCGAGGGTGCCAGCACCACACTGGTGCGCTTGGCAAACAGCCTAACCGTCACCAACAGCTGGCTCAGCATGCTGCGCATGCGTTTGCTGCAAATCAATTTGTCTGGGGCCGCCGCCGCCGCCAGCCTGGCAGACGCCTTTGGCGGCCTTGACAAACTGGCCGAAGCCTCCAAAACCTATTACGACGCCTACTTTACCGACGCCGAAAAAGCCGCTGACGGCACACGCGAGATGAGCGCTGCATTGTCTGCCGTTAACCTGGCGCTGCCAGAAAGCAAACAAGCCTACAGGGCGCTTGCCGACAGTCTAGACCTCAACACCACGGCTGGCTTGCAGGCCTATGCGGTACTGCTGGCACTGGCCCCGGCGTTTGATGTGGTGGCTCAAGCCGCCACTGTGATGGCGCAACAAACGTCAGAGCAATTGATCAAAACCTTCAGCGGCGACCTCCAGCTGATACCGCTGCTCAATACCACCTTGGCCAGCATCAGGGGTCTGGGCGCTGGCCTTGTCGCCGCCACCGCCGCCACAGTGACAATGGCCGACGCGACCGGCTCGATCAACCGGCTGCTGGGCGTTGCCAGCTCAGGCATGCTGTATTTTGGCTCGGCCGTGCAGGACATGGGCCAGCCACTGTCAGCAGCTCAGGTGGCCGCGCGGACGCTGACCGACCAGATAGTCAGCCTCAAACTCAACGCCAGCGGCGCGGTGATCGACATCAACGCCTTGGGCGCGGCGCTGGCCAATGTCAACACCGAAACCTTTGTCGCGACCGTCACGCTGGTGTTCGAGAATCTGGCCGAGCGCATCAAAGACACGCTGTCCAGCATCTACGACGAGCGCATTGCTGTGCGCGAGGCGGCGCTGGCCATCATCAATCCCACGGTGATGACAAGAGACCAGATTCAGCGCGGGATTGCTGACGCCAATGTTGGCCTGCCGAGTGTTGCGGGTGTGGTGACGACGCAGAATGCCGTGGGCGCAGCAGATGCGCAGGTGGCTGGTGCGGGCTCCAATCTTGCAGACAGCACCGCTTTGCGCAATGCAGCCGAGAGCGCCTTGGCATCCACACGCAACCAAGTAGACACAGTCAGCCAACAGATCAGCCAGGCGTCCTCCGGATATACATCCACTCGAGCGGCCTACATGGCACAAATAACCGATCGGGGCTGGAGTTATAGGCATCGGCTGGCCATGACCCATGAGCTTGAGCGTGTGACCGCCGATTACAACGCAAACATTGCATCACTGACCAACACGCTGACCACGCTTGGCGGGACACTGGCCGAACAACAAGAGCCCTACAGCGCCTATGTGATCCAGCAGGCCGCAGACCAGGCTGCACTCACCGCCGCAACAGCAGTACAAACCAGCGCCCTAACCGCCGCCAAAGCCGCCCAACTGGCCTACATCGACAGCCTGCAAGATTACGCCATCGACGCCAGCAAGGCCACGCAAAAGCTGAGCCAACTACGGAATGAAACGGTCAAGTACTACGAGCAACAAAAACAGCTTGCCGACCTGATGGCTGGCAGCGCCGCCACTTTGCGCCAGACCGTGGCCGATTTTAGGTTTGGCCAGCTTGACCCACAGCAGCAATTTGCGCAGTTGCAAAGTCAGTTCAACAGCGCTTACTCAATGGCCCTGTCCACCAGCGGCGAGACGCTGGCGGGCTATGGCGACAAGCTCAACAGCCTGCTCAACCCGCTGCTGCAAAAAGCCCAAGAGGCCGGACTGACCGACACAGCCTACGCTCAGCTGGTGGCCACGGCCCTTGCGCGCGCAGAGGCGGTGGCGGCACGCATTGACCAGCTCACACCCACCAGCTATGCGGCCGACAGCCTTGCCATGCTGGCCCAGATTGACAGCACGCTGGCAGCGCTCGAAGAGGGCAGCCGCAGCGCCGAGCGCATCATCGTCGATGCCATCAACGCCGGGCGTGATCAAACCGTCGGCGGCTTGCGCGCCGTTGTTGCGGCGATCACCGGGCAAGCGATCCCTGGCTTTGCAACCGGCGGCTCCTTTGGCGGCGGCTTGCGCATCGTCGGCGAAAACGGCCCCGAGCTCGAAGCCACCGGACCGAGCCGCATCTTTAACGCCGGCCAGACCCGCAGCATGTTGAGCGGCGGCGCAAATACGGAGTTGCTCGCAGAAGTTCGCGCGCTGCGCCAAGAGGTCGCCGCGCTGCGCGCCGACAACCGGGCCGGGCAGGGTGCTATTGCAGCCAATACCGGCAAGCTCGCCAAGATTGCTGACCGCGAGTACATCGAGGGCAAGGTGGTGCGCACCAATGCTGATCAACCGCTTGTGACGGTGGCCGCATGAAAGTTATCAAACCCATCGACATCACCGACGCAGTGATCCTATCAAGCACGGCCACGGAGACCTACGCCGCCTATGACGCGGCAACCACTTACGCGCTTGGCGACCGGGTGACCAGCGGCAACAGCATCTATGAGTGCATCCAGGCACCGAGTACCGGCAACACGCCGGGCACCGCGCCGCTGTTTTGGAGTGTATTCAGCCCGACCAACCGATGGGCTATGTTTGACAGCGAGATTAGCACTATTACAGTGCAGTCCAGCCCATTGACCGTAACGCTGGCGCCAGGCTACGCCAACAGCTTGGCGCTGCTGGGGGTTGACGGAAATGAGGTCGACGTCAACATTACCGACGGCGACGGTGGCCCCAACGTGTACAGCAAGACACTAAGCCTAGACACATCTGTGGTCACTGACTGGTACATGTACTTTTTTGAACCAGCCGGCCAGCTCAGTGAGCTGGTGCTGACGGATTTGCCGCCCTACAACAACGCTCGCGTAACGATCTCTATCCGGGGTGCGACAACGGTCAGGTGCGGGCAGATAAGCGTTGGCACCTTTTACTTTTTGGGCCTGGCTGAGTATGGTGCCACCGCCGGAATCATTGATTTCAGCCGGAAAGAAACGAACGCCACAACTGGCGTGACAACCTTCACCAAGCGTAATTTTTCCAAGCGCATGAGTGTGCGGATCATTGTCGATAACGCACAAATTTCTCGCGTGATTCGCACTTTGTCCGACTTGCGCGCCACGCCGGCGATGTGGGTCGGCGTTGACGATGTGGCCATATACGCTCCGCTCGCCGTGTTTGGCTTTTACCGCGACTTTTCGATTGATGTGGCCTACCCCACACAGAGTTACTGCAGCCTGGAAATCGAAGGCCTGACCTGACACCATGAAAGACTAAAACCATGTCAATTACCGCTTTACCCACACCGCCAAGTCGCCAAGACCCCACCAGCTTTGCCGCGCGCGGCGACGCGTTCATGGCGGCGCTGCCCACGTTCGCGACTCAGGCCAATACGCTGCAAACCGAGGTCAACGAAAAAGAGGCGTCCACTGTAGCGAAGGCGGCCGAGGGCGTGGCAAGCGCCACAGCGGCCTCGGGCAGCGCAGCCACGGCCACCACCCAGGCCGGTACCGCCACCACGCAGGCCAGCAATGCGGCAGCAAGCGCCACAGCGGCCTCGGGCAGCGCAGCCACGGCCACCACCCAGGCCGGTACCGCCACCACGCAGGCCAGCAATGCGGCAGCAAGCGCCACAGCGGCCTCGGGCAGCGCAGCCACGGCCACCA